CTGAAAATCACGCCTGCGTGCGACATCCATGACTGGATGTACGTGGCCGGTGAAACTGTGGCCGACAAAAACGAGGCCGACGATGTCTTTCGCAATAACCTGCTGCGGCTGGTCAGTGCCGCCGGTGGCCCCTGGTGGCTGCGCTGGCTGCGCCGCCGCCGGGTGATGGTGTATTTCGCGGCGGTTCGGCACTTTGGCGGCCCCTGGTTCTGGAACGGGAAAAACCCCATCGACCACAAATACACCACCGCATTGCTCATCTCGCGCACCTGGTATTTGAACTGGGACAGCCTGCTGCTGAGCTGGATAAAGCGCCTTTTCACGTCGAGGTAAGGAGACTGTATGACCTGGCTTAAACTGATTTTTTCGAGTATTGGCGGTTTTTTAAAACCGTTTCTAGGGATGTTCCTCTCCGAAATCGGCCCGATCCTGGCCGCATCGGCCACCGCGGCGGTGCAGGCGGTGGCCCTGAATGCAACCGGCGGCAGTGACGACGAGAAACGCGCCCAGGCACAGCAGTTGATTATCAGCCAGCTGCGTCAGCGCGGCATCGAAATCGGGGCCGGGGTCACGATCTCCATGATCAACGCCGCCATCGAGGCCGCCGTGCAAAAAGTCAAGGCGGACAAGAGCTAACCATGGCTGATGAGATTGACCGGGCGCAGTACCACAACGAGCTGTATCAGCAGCAGGCCATGGACGCTCATTATCGCAAATGCGGGGTGGGGGCGTATGACCATACGCCCGAATCAGGGATCTGTATCGACTGCGATAGCCCCATCGCCCCGGCCCGCTTGCGGGTCAACCCAGCCGCGCTGCGCTGCATCGACTGTCAACGACGTTTCGAGAGGACAGCATGACCGAACCCACCAATTATCAAGCCTGGAAGTTCTGGTTTGCCGTGCTGCAATCGTTCGGGCTGGCCGCCCTGGGCATTTATACCTGGTGGAGTAACCGGGCCAAGGTGACCGCCGCACGCTTTTTAGAGCTGGAACGCCAGTTCGCCAAGTGCATGCCCACGCAAGATCACCAGGCCGCCGAGGATGCCCGCACCGCCGATTGCCGTGCGCACCAGCTGCGCACCGGCGAACTTGAGCTGTCATTAAGCCGCGTCGGCGGCGAGATCCGTAACATGCCCAACCGGCAGGAAATGGCGGTTTTGTCTCACGACATCAACGGTCTGACCCGCAAACTCGGCACGGTCGAGGGCAGGCTGGACGGCCTGAATCACACCCTGGCACTCATCAATGAATTTTTGATTAACGAGGGAGGACGCGCAAAAAAATGACCGCCTTTATTCAACTCCTCGCCGCCGACATCCGCCTGGTGCTGCTGCGCCTGCTCAACGAGGGCACCGGCTACGCCCTGAACGATTCGATTTTGCGCGCCGCCCTGGCTGAATACGGTCACAACCTCAGCCGCGACCGCGTGCGCACCGAGCTGCGCTGGTTAGAAGAGCAGGGCCTGGTCACTCTCGAAACGGTGGGGACTGTGCTGGTCGCCACCCTCTGCGCTCGTGGGGCCGATGTCGCCACCGGCGCGGCCCGCGTTGACGGCGTCAAACGCCCCGGCCCCAGGGGGTAATTATGGGCGGTCGCCAGCAATCGAGCATCGATCTTTTACCCGACAGCATCCGCCAGCAGCTGCAAGAGCTGCTCAACGATCGCCGGGTGACGCAGCTACAGGCCGTTGACCGCATCAACGCCCTGCTGGCCGATATGCAGCACGCCGGGCAGCTGCCCGCCGACGCGCCCGAACGTCTCAGTAAAAGTGCGGTCAACCGCTACGCCCTGCGCATGGACGAAGTTGGCACCAAGCTGCGTCAAAGCCGCGAGGTCGCCGAGCTGTTTATCAGCAAAGTCGGCGCGGCCCCGCAGGGTCAGGTGGGGCTGCTCATCAACGAGATGCTGCGCAGCATGGCGTTTGACCTGAGTTTGAAATTACAAGACGCCGACATTTCCGACCCCGAAACCATGACCGCCACTATAGACCAGGTCAAAGCCCTGGCCCTGGCGGTGCAGCGGCTGGAGCAGGGGGCGAGTATCAATGTCAAGCGAGATCAGGAAATTCGCAAACAAGTTCTGGCCGATGCCGCAGCAACCGTTGACAAAACCGCACGGCAGGCCGGGGTCACCCCCGAAACCATCGCACTGATCCACGAGGCATTAGGTATCTGATGGCCAAAGGCAACGCCAAAATCATTCCGGCCAACCCTGGGGGCATTTTCCTTCCCTATCAGGGCGCCTGGATCAAGGACAAGAGCCGCCTGAAGCTTATGGAAAAGGCGCGCCAGATTGGCTTGTCCTGGTCAACCGCCTGGGCCTGCGATGAACGCACCGGCATGTTGGGTAACAAGCACGATCAGTGGGTTTCGTCGCGAGATGATATTCAAGCGCGGCTGTTTATCGAAGATTGCAAAATGTGGGCAAAGATTCTTCAGCTCGCCGCCGAGGATCTGGGCGAAATCGTCATCGATAAAGACAAGAACTTCTCGGCCTACGTGCTGCAATTTGCCAACGGCAAGCGCATCCACAGTATGAGCAGTAATCCCGACGCCCAGGCGGGCAAGCGTGGCGGCCGCGTGCTCGATGAGTTCGCCCTGAATCCCGATCCGCGCAAACTCTGGTCTATCGCGTACCCGGGCATCACCTGGGGCGGTTCGATGGAGGTCATCAGCACTCACCGGGGCAGCAAGAATTTTTTCAACGACCTGGTGCGCGAAGCCCGCGAGCAAAACAACCCGAAGAAGATCAGCCTGCACCGTGTCACGCTTCAGGATGCCCTTGATCAAGGGTTTCTGTACAAGCTGCAGCAGAGCCTGTCTGAAAACGACGAACGTCAGGCCATGACCGAGGCCGATTATTTCGATTTCGTCAAGTCGGGCTGCGCCGACGAAGAATCGTTTTTGCAAGAATTCATGTGCCAGCCGGCCGACGATGACGTGGCGTTTTTAGAATACGATCTCATCGCAAGCGCCGAATACGGGCGAGGTCTCGACTGGCAAACCCACGAAGGCGGGCGCCTCTTCGCCGGGGTCGATATCGGCCGCAAGAAAGACTTGACCGTGCTCTGGCTGCTCGAACTGCTCGGCGATGTGCTCTACACCCGCGAGGTTGTCTGCTTGCAAAACATGCGCAAGTCAGAACAAGAGGCCATCCTGTATCCGGTTATGGCCAAAGCCGAGCGCACCTGTATGGATTATACCGGTCTCGGTATTGGCTGGGGCGACGATGCCCAGGACAAGTTCGGAGAAAATCGCGTTGAGTGCATTACGTTTACCGGTCGCGTCAAAGAATCTTTGGCTTACCCGGTACGCAGCAAGATGGAAGATCGCCTGCTGCGCATTCCGTATGACAAGCAGATCCGTGCCGATCTGCGCAGCCTGACCAAGCAGACCACGGCTTCGGGAAACATCCGCTTCACAGCTGAACGCACACCCGACGGCCACGCCGACCGCTTCTGGGCATTGGCTCTGGCGGTCGAAGCGGCACGGATGCCGGTTGTTGAATACGCCTATGAATCAGTTGGCCGCCACGCCGATAACCACAGCGCCCGCCCGGTCAAAGCCACCGCCGCCCTGGGCGGCATGAAAGGACTCTGGTAATGGCCCAACTCTTAGATGCCTATGGCCGCCCGGTCCGTACTCAGGCCCTCTCCCGTGAGCACGCCGCCCCCACTCTGGCCGGGGTTCGCACCCTGTGGACAGATACCGTCGCCTCGGGCCTGACCCCGGTGCGTCTGGCGACCCTGCTGCAAAACGCCGCCGAAGGCGACGCCGACAGCTACCTGACCCTGGCCGAAGAGATGGAAGAGCGCGACCTGCACTATGCCGCCGAGCTGTCCAAACGTAAGCTCGCCGTCGGCCGTTTGCCCATCAGTGTCGAAGCGGTCAGCGACCAGCAGCGCGATATCGATATCGCCGACGCCGTGCGCCGTTTGTTCAAGGGCTACAACGTGCGGTCGCTGATCAAGGATCTACTCGATGGTCTCGGCAAGGGCTACAGCGTGGTCGAGATCGACTGGGATCGCAGCGGCCCGCTGTGGAAACCCCGCGGCTACCAGTGGCGCGACCCGCACTTCTTTACCTTCGCCCGCGTGCGCCGCAGCGAGCTGCGCCTGAAAGACGAAACAGGCGGCCTCGACGGCCTGCCCCTGGAGCCGTTCAAATTTGTCTGCCACGTGCCGCGCATCAAATCCGGCATCCCCCTGCGTGGCGGGCTGGCGCGGCTTTCGGCCTGGGCTTACATGTGCAAGGGGTATTCGATTAAAGACTGGCTCGCCTTCGCCGAGGTTTACGGCATGCCGCTGCGGCTGGGCAAGTACGGCAGCAGCGCCACCGATGCCGAGAAAGCCGTGCTGCGTATGGCTCTGGCCAACCTGGGCACCGATGCCGCCGCCATGTTCCCGGAAAGCATGAAGATCGAACTGGTCGAAGCTGCCAACAAAAGCGGTGCCGCCGACTTTTTCAAACTACTGGCAGACTATTTTGACGATCAGGTCAGCAAAGGCATTTTAGGCCAGACCGCCAGCGCCAGCGGCAGCCCCGGCAAGCTCGGCAACGATCAACTGCAAAGCGAGGTGCGCGACGACATCCGCGACGACGACGCCGAACAGCTCGAAGACACGTTGAAGCGCGACCTGGTCAAACCGTTTGTCGACCTGAACTTTGGCCCGCAGGACGATTACCCCTGTGTGCAGCTGCGTGCCGCCGACCGGTACGACATGGCCGCCGAAGCCGAAGCCCTGGCCAAGCTGGTCCCTCTGGGCTACCGCATCGAGCAAAGCGTTATCCGTGATCGCATGGGCCACCCTGACCCGGACGAAAACGCCAAGCCGGAAGATTTACTCGGCATCCCTGCGCCAGTCGCCGCAGAACCAATAGCGATCAACCGCGCGACCAACACCGAACAGTCTGCCGCCGATCCCCTGCAAGTCACCGCTTGGGTTGATCATCTGCGCCGGCTCACAGTGCAGTCCGGCAGCTTCGAAGAGCTGGCCCGCAACATGGAAAAAGCGTTCCCCGAAATGGATAGCACCGCCATGGCCACTGAAATCGCCCAGGTCACCACCCGCGCGATTATGGCCGGGCGACTAGACGCGGCGCAAAAATCGCCCGAATAAACGGTTTACCATAGCGACCCAATACAAGGCCGCCAGAAAAAAAGATCGTCAAGTACAGCCAATTTTAAACACGGTTTAAACACGGTTTGGGAACATATCATGACCCCACAATTTGAGACCCAGGCAGCAAATAGCGTTTTTGGCCTTCCATTCGCGGAAGCCGAGGCCTTTTTCCGCCGCAAACTCAACGTGCCGACCTCCGCCTGGAATGACCTGTGGCAGGCCGAGCACGCCAAGGGGTTTATGACCGCCGGGGCCATGAAGGCCGACCTGCTCGCCGATATGCGCAACGCGGTCGACCAGGCGATTGCCGGGAATTTGGATTTGGCCGAATTCCGCCAGCAGTTCGACAGCATCGTGCAAAAACACGGCTGGGCCTACAACGGCGGTCGCAACTGGCGCAGCGCCCTGATTTACGACATCAACGTCAATACGGCCTACCAGGCCGGTCGCTGGCAGCAGTTTGTCGAAGGCGGGGCGAAATATCTCAAATACGTCCATGCCGACGGCGTGCTCAACCCGCGCCCCGAGCACGTCGCCCTTGATGGCACCGTGCGCCCGATTGATGACCCGTTCTGGTCAACCCACTACCCGCCCAACGGCTGGGGCTGCCAGTGCCGCGCCGTCATTGCCGATGAAAACGAGCTGACAGACGTCCCCTCTGTGGCTGGCGATCCCGCCACGGTCGACGAGGCCTGGGCGTATAACGTCGGGCAGGCGGGCATGGAAAAAGCCGACACTGTGCTGGCCGATAAACTCACCCGGCTGGCAGCCGCTGGATTTGCCGTTCTGGCACAGCAGCTGGCCGCAGAAATTTTAGCAATTACCGGGCGCGAGGTGCGGCCATGAGCATCATTATCAGGGTCGATGATCACGACGTCCGCGAACTGCTCACCCGGTTGCAACGCAAAACCGGCGATTTGCTGCCCGCTATGCGTGAAATCGGTCTGCGCTATGAGCGCAGGGTCCTCGAAAACTTCAGCCGCGAGCAGGCCCCCGACGGCACCCCCTGGGCGCGGCTGTCCAGCACCACCATGATGCTGGGGCTGGGCCGTAACAAAGGATTCGGCAAGCGCGGCCTGGTTAAACGCGGCCGGCGGTACCTGCAAAACAAGAAAATTCTGTTCGAATCCGGGCGGCTGAGGCAGCGGGTCCATAACCAGCCGGATAAAACCAGCGTGCGCATCGGCGTTACCGGGGTGGACTATGCCGCGATCCACCAGTTTGGCGGCAACGCCGGACGCGGCCGCAAGGTGCGCATCCCGGCCCGGCCCTACCTGGCACTTAACCAGGGAAACAGGCTGGTGCTCGCTGAACGCGATAAGCAAATGGTCATGGATGTTTTGCAGAAACATTTAACGGTGGATTAACCCGGCATGAAAAACGGGCGTATGCCATACGCCCCTACGCAAAAGGACACATCATGTTTTTACGCCATGCACTGAATTTTGAAATCTCCGGATCCGATGGATCCGCTGTCCCCGACTGGATCGAACTGATCCCCGCCGGGCAGATCACCGGGCGCGATGGTCGCCGCTGGGTCAATGACCAGCCGCAAAGCATCATTGACGACCTGATGCAGCGCGAGGCCGATATTCCCCTCGATTACGAACACGCTACAGAGCTAAAAGCCCCCAGGGGAGACGAAGCCCCAGCGGCGGGCTGGTTCGTCGCGTACGAAATCCGCGACGGCGCCCTGTGGGGAAAAATCAGTTTTACCCCGCGCGGCGAACAAGCGGTGACAAATCGCGAATATCGCTATATCAGCCCGGTGTTCGATTACGAAAAAGCCACCGGACGAGTGCGCCGCCTCAGCAGCGTGGCCCTGGTCAACAAGCCCAACCTGTTTCTATCCGCCCTGAATCACGAACAGCAACGTACGGGCACGGCGCGCCGTGCCCCAACCACAGGAGATAACCCTATGAAAAACCTGCTCAAAAAACTTGGCCTTGCCGAAGACGCCAGCGAAGAGCTGGCCCTGAACGCGCTGGAAAAACTCCAGGGCGATCTGTCCACCGCCCTGAACCGGGCCAACACCCCCAGCCTTGAAAAGTTTGTCCCGCGCGCCGACTACGACAGCGCCCTGACCCGTGCCGCCAACGCCGAGCAGAGACTGACCGACATCGAAGCCGATCAGCTGCTCACCGCGATCACCGCCGAAATCGATGCCGCCCTCAAGGCGGGCAAAATCACCCCGGCCACGCGCGAGTATTACACCGCCATGTGCCGACAGGAAAACGGCCTGGCCGAATTTAAAAAGTTCATCGCAGCGGCCCCCGTGGTGGCCGATCCCTCCAAACTTGACGGCAAAACCCCGCCCGACAGCGGCAAAGCCCTTAACGCTGAAGAGGCAAAGATTGCCGCCATGTTCGGCAACAGCCTCGACGACCTGAAAAAATACGCGGTGTAATTGATTGCGGCTGAAGGCCGCTCCCACACAGTAACCAAGTAAGGGCACGGCGCGCCGTGTCCCACCCCAAGGAGAAACCCCTATGGCAGAACGCAATACCCCCAGAAAAGAAGGCAAGCTGATTGAATTCGCCGTTGCCGCAAGCACCAAAATTGAAGCCGGGACTATGGTGTCCGTCAATGCCGGTGGCTACCTGATTCCCGCCGCCGACACCGCCAGCACCATTGTTGTCGGCATTGCTCAGGAAACCGTCGACAATACCGCCGGGGCCGATGGCGCCCTCAGCTGTGAAGTGCATCGCGGCGAGTGCTACCAGCTCGCTAACAGCGCCACCGCCGCCGTCACCCAGGCCAGCGTCGGCTCGTACGTCTATGTCGAGGATGCAGTCACCGTCGCCCTGGCCAGCGGCCCGACCAACGATATTGTGGCCGGCACCTGTTACGGCGTCAGTTCCAGCGGCGTCTGGGTGCTGATCGATTAAAGGGATAATCGCGGCTGAAAGCCGCTCCCACAGGGATTGATTAACAACTAATTAACGGAGATTTAAAACCATGATTATCAACGCCAGTACCATCAGCGCAATTTTTACCAACGTCAAGGCCACGTTTGCCAAAGCCTTCGACGCGGCTCCAAGCGTCTGGGAAAAAATCGCAATGAAAGTCACCAGCACCGGCAGCCAGAACGATTACGCCTGGCTCGACAATTTTCCCAAAATGAGCCGCTGGGTCGGCGAGAAAGTCGTCAAGGCGCTCAAGGCCGGGAAATACGTCCTCACCAACGAAGACTTTGAAGCCACCATTGCCGTCAAGCGCAACGACATCGAAGACGATAACCTGGGCATTGTCGCCCCGCAGGCGACCGGTGCGGCCTTTTCAGCAAAGCAGTTCCCCGACGAGCTGATTTTTGAAAAAGTCAACGGGGCCTTCACCAACGAATGCTTTGATGGCCAATATTTTTGCGACACAGATCACAGTGTGGCCGGGGCCAGCGTCAGCAACAAGGGCACGGCGGCGCTTTCGGCCAGCACCCAGGCCCTGGCGATCGCCAGCCTTGGCGCAGGCATTACCGCAATGCGCAGTTTTAAGGACGACGAAGGCCGCCCGCTCAATATCACGCCCAACGTACTGCTGGTTCCGCCTGCTCTTGAGTTTGTCGCCAAAGCCCTGGTTAACAACGACCGACTCGACGATGGCAAAGCCAACCCTTTCAAGGGCACGCTTGAAGTGGTTGTTGACGCTCGCCTGACCAGCGCCACCGCCTGGTTCTTGCTCGACACCACCAAGCCGGTGAAGCCGTTTATTTATCAGGAGCGCAAAGCCCCGCAGTTTGTCCAGCAAACCGATATGGCCAGCGACGACGTGTTCAACCGTGGTGAGTTTAAGTTTGGGGTCGAAGCCCGCGGCGCCGCAGGTTACGGCTTCTGGCAGCTGTGCTACGGATCGACTGGCGCATAACCAAAGCAAAGCCCTTTGCCGCCGGGGCGGAACGATGAGCCCCGGCAACTTTTAGCAACAGGAGCCCATTTATGATCACCATCACCGCCAAAACCGAAGGCTTCCGCCGCGTTGGCATCGCCTTCAGCCGCACCCCGCGACACTTTGACGATAAAGCCTTCAGCGCCACTGAGCTGAAAATCCTGAAAGCCGAACCGGCCCTGACCGTTGTTGAAAACAAGGACACACCTAAAGGTAAGGGCAACTAACCATGGCCTACAGCAGCCAGGATCAGTTGGTAGCGCGCATCACCGAGCAGACCATCATCGACCTGACCGACGACAGCGGCAGCGGAATTGTCGACAGCACCAAAGTCGCCGCCGCCATTGCCCGCGCCGATCAGGAAATCGATGCCTGGTGCGGCAGCCGCTACAGAGTGCCGTTTGCCACCCCCCCGGCGGTGGTCAGTGGGTTGTCCGCCGACCTGGCGATTTATTACCTGCACGCACGTACGCAAGGAACGATCCCCGAGGCGATCCGCGAAAGTCACAAAAACGTCACGCGCCTGCTTGAAAAAATCAGCGACGGCAAAGTGTCTCTGGGGGTCGACCCGGCCCCTGCTGCCAGCACCACCGGCAACAGCGCCGAAATCATCGGGCCAGAGCGCATTTTTAACCGCGACAAGCTGGGCGGAGGGTTTTAGAAAATGACCTACCGACAAATTGAAGAAGCGGTGATGTCCCTACTCGAAGACGCCGCCCCAGGGGTCACGATCAAGGGCTATGCCGGAGAATTCGGCAGCGACAGCTTTGTCAACGTGGCGCTGAAATTGCCCGCGCTGTTGGTGCACGTTGTCGGCATGACCAATCAGCGCACCGGCAATGCCGATGCCCGCATGTTGACCATACGCGTGTATGGCGTTGACAAAAGCCTGCGTCCGGACAGTGGGCGTTATGGGGCGTATGAGTTGATGGAAACCACCCGCGGCGCGCTGCATTATACCACCATCAGTGGCGTGGGTGCGTTGCAGGTGGGGCAAGAAGAGATGATCGGGTACGCGCAGGGGCTGTGCGTCATGAGCGCAGATTACCAGCTGGGCCACCAGGTGATGCTGAAACGCAATTAAAAAATTTCTGGCACAGTGCAACGTGCCCCAACCACAGGAGTCAACACCATGGCAACCGAAAGCTTTTTAGGATCGGGCGATCTTTACATTGACCGCCTCACCTCCGCCGGCGTCACCCAGGGCGCGAAAATCGCCGGGGCCACCAGCAAATTTGAAATCATCCCCGAATCGGAACTGAAAGAACAGACCGGCAAGGGCCGCAGCAATTACGGCCAGGTTATCGCCAGTGCCGTGCTGCCAGGTAAAACCACCATTAAATTGACGATTAACCAGCTCGATGCTGAAAACATGGCCCTGGCCCTGTTGGGTGACGTTGTCGCCGGTACTCAATCGTCCGGGAGTGCCGTTGCCCAGGCCGTCACCGCCATTGCCGACCGCTATGTCGAGCTGGGTAAATACAGTGTCAGCAATGTGGTTGTGCAAGACGCAACTGACACCACAACTTATGTGGAGGGCACAGATTACGTGCTCAACACCCGGCTGGGCATGATCAAAGTGCTGTCGACCGGATCAATCGCCGATGCAGCCGTGATGCACATTGATTACGACTACGCCGCCGCCAGTTTCGACACCATCACCGGCGGCACCAGCCCGACGATCCGCGCCAAACTGGTTTTGGACGGCACCAACTTTGTCACCGGGAAAAACTGCACCGTCACTGTGCTGTCGGCCCGCCTCAAGCCGACCAGCGCGGTCGATTTTTTGAGTGATGATTTCTTGCCCCTCGAACTTGAAGGGTTGTGTGAAATTCCAGAAGGCGCGACCAGCCCCTTCACCGTTGTTTATCACGCATAAAGGTGACTCATGAAGCTATCAAAAATCATCAGCTGGCAGGGCAGCGACCTGTGCTGCAAAGAGCTGACACTTGAAGAGCTGAAGCAGGTCATCGGCACCAACAGCCCGCAAACTTTTTGGCTGGATCTGGCCTTTGCCGATCGGCTGCCCGCGCAGGCCGTGTTGCTCTCGACCGGCCTGCTCGCCGCAGACCTGGAACCGCTACCACCCTCACAGCTCCATGAGCTGTGGCAGGCCGTCGAGGACGTGAACCCTTTTTTTTTGAAAGCCGTTCAGCAGTATCGCGACCTCAGTCGCAGGGTCACCAACAGCAAAAAAGCGTAACCGAAAGCCTTCACGAACTCTGCGCCGAACTTGTCCGGCGAGGATATCAAACCCCATGGTTGTGGGGTTACAGTTTCCTGAAACAGGTGACCAATGGCCGATAAAGAAAAAGAAATAAAGCTCATCATCAGCGCCTACACCAAAGGCGCCGAAGATGGTTTGCACCGCGCCCAAAAAGCCGCCGAAGGGTTTGGGGGCTCAAACAAAACGCTGGCCACAACCCTGGACTCGGTGAAACAGGCGGGCAGCCTGCTGATCAATGCCCTCGGCCCCTTGGCCGGGGCGCTGGCGGTGCGCGAAGTCATCCAGGCCGCAATTGAATGGGACAGCTACGAAAAAGCCCTGGTCAGCGTCACCGGAAGCCAACAGGCCGCCAACGAAGAAATGGAGTTTTTGCGTCAAGTCTCCGAAAAACTTGGGCTCGATCTACAAGGGGCAACCAACGGATACATCAACCTGGCCGCCGCCGCCAAGGGCACAATCATTGAAGGCGAAGCAACCAGACAAATTTTTGAGGCCGTTGCCGGATCAATGGCCAAGCTTGGAAAATCCAGCGCCGACACCGATGCCGCGCTCCTTGCTATCAGCCAAATGATGAGCAAAGGAAAAGTCAGCGCCGAAGAGCTGCGCGGTCAACTCGGTGAACGCATGCCGGGCGCGTTCAAGGCTTTTGCCGATGCCGCAGGGGTCTCAACCGCCGAGCTCGATTCCATGCTGCAAAAGGGTGAAGTCGGCATTGACCTGTTGCCAAAGTTTGCAGCCAAGCTGCGTGAAACCTTCGACCTGGACAGCGGGAAAATCGAAACCGCGCAAGCATCGATCAACCGCCTCAACAATAGCCTGCTGGAATTAAAGCTGGCTGTCGCCAACAGCGGGCTGCTCAGCGCCTTCACCGGGGCGCTCGATGATCTATCTGCCGCTATTCAAGATCCAGGCTTGCTCGATGGATTTCGCCTGCTTGGGGAAACCATCGGCGGCATCGGTGGCGAAGGCGAAGGGTTCCGCAACTTCGTCAATAGCATGGTTGAAGGGCTGAAGCTGTTGATGTTAGGTGCACAAACCGTGCTGGTGCCCATTAAACTTCTCGGTGAAACCGCTGCCGCCACCTTTGCCGCCATCAGCCTGGCCATTGAAGGCGATTTCAAAGGCGCCATGGCCGTGCTGCAAGACAGCACTCCTGGCGATAAGTTCCGCGCCGATCTCGAACGGCTCGAAATTGCCGCCGGGAACATTGGCAGCAGCTTCCGCACCATGGGCGAGCAGGCCGCCGCCTCGGCCACCGGAATTACCGCCAGCAGTCAGGCCCTTGGCACCGCCGCCACCACCACCGGCGAACTGGCCACCGCGCAAACCAGCCTGCAAACAGCCACCGATGAGACCGCCAAAAAACAAGACGTGCTCAACGAAGCGCTTAAGCTGACAGCCCCCACTGCCGACAATTTGAAAGCCGCCGTCGATAAAGCCGCCGAAGCCTACTATGCCGCAGCCACAGCCGCTGACGCCCTAACCGAAAAAGAACAGGCCAGCGGAAAGGCCCTTAAAGACCTCGAAGTCAAACGCAAGGCCTACACCGATGCCGTCAAGGCCCTGAACAACGAGCTATGGCAAGATGCGATTTACGGGTTTGACCAGGAAGAAACCGCCCTCAGCAACAGCCTGAAAGCGCGCCAGATTACCCTGAAAGAACACCTGCAGCTTGGCATTATCGACAACGCCGAATATCAATACCAGATCGCCCGGCTCGAACTGGAAAACGCCCGACAGATTGTCGAAATTCGTCAGGCCACCATGGAAACGGCGAAAGAAATTTACGGGGTCGACAGCGAAGAATACCGCAGCGCCGCTCAAGAAAAAATCGAAGCCGAGCTGGGCGTCAAAGAAGCCGCGCTAAAGTCAGGCGCAGCCCTCGATAACATTGGCACCTCAGCCCAAAAAAGCGCCGATTCAGCCGTCCCGGCGCTTGACAGCATTGCCAGATCCGCAACCGAGGCCGCCAAGCAAATCAATAACGCCAACGACCTGGCCAACGGGTTTTATGCCAACTGGGACAGAATCACCACCGAAATCAATAACCTGTCAACGCCGGAAGACATCAACACCTACCGCCAGAACAACCGCGACTACTTAAACGCCAGTGGCCAGCTGGGTAATGCCTATTCTAACAGCCTCAACGCTCACGCAACCGACCTGCTGCGCCGCCAAACCGTCGCCGTGCAAGAAGCCTCGCGCGAATGGGTCACCCTGCCCAACGGTCAGCGCATCGAGCGCACAGCCGCAACCCAGCGCTATATCGACCAGCAAATGGGGACCAGCGGCGGAGGGGCCGCCAGTGTGCAAAGCCTGGGAACTATTAACCTGCGCGCCGGTGGTGCCGAAGCCTCCGTCACCCTGCCCGATGGCGACGCCGGGCAACAGCTATTGGCCGAATTGCGCCGCCTGAATATGGTGACTGTATGACGTTATCCGACGGAACGACAACAGTCACCCTGCCCGCCGGGCTGACCTGGAGCGACGAACACCAGTGGATCAGCGTCAAAACCGCCAGCGAACGCGCCCTGGACGGCACGCTGATTATCGATGCTGCCCCCGCTATCGGAGGCAGGCCCGTAACCTTGAGCGGCCCGGTGTGGATCACCCGCACCGAACTGGTCGCGCTGCGTGACCTGATGTCGAACTACACCAGCGCCGTTGGCTTAACCTTGACCCTCAACAACAGCAGCACCCTGAGTGTATTCCCGACCGGGCCGCCTGACGCCCGCGACCTGATCAGCTACGAAGCCCCCGAGGCCTCCGACCTGGTCGAACTGCTCACCATGCCTCTGATGGAGGCGTAACCATGGCCATCGCCACCCATGTGATCACCACCGACAGCGACAGCCCCTTTGAGCGGGCCGGGCGCGTCAACGCCACAGTCCAGGTAATCGCCGGGCAACTGGAAACAACCCCGGCCTGGGTCCAGGTTTATTTTGCCGTGGTATTAGGCAACACCCTTGAAGGGGCCCTTGGCCTTTCTGCCGTTTTTTTGTCCGATGACTATGGGCCGTCGACACCTTTAAGCGTTTCGGTGTACCAAGGTGGACCGCCAACAGACGCGTTCACCCTGGCCAACAGCGGCACCCAGATAGACTTTATTACCATGAACGGCAAGGGCCCATTTTCTCTGTCGCGAAAACCTGCCTCTTGGGTAAACATTGAAAAGTTAACGGAGATTGTGCAGGTGTTTGACGATGGGCGTGTGCAGCACTCATCTCCATCAGTCCTTGATTTTAATGGGCAAAAAATCTCCATGCGTGGCGACAATTACGGGGTATCAGGCATTGTGAGTGCCGAATATTCCTACTATGACAGTATCTACTATGCCGATGCCTGGCTGACACCAGATGCTACCGGGTTATTAAAACCCGCCAGCGGTTCAGTTTTTTGGGCATTGACCCTTGACGGCATCATTGTCACCAGCGGCCAACAGCAAGTTGAGCAGCTCCCTGAAGAATTGCCTGATATCCCGCCCCTTGGCGTGCTCGAAACCGCCGCAGGCATCATCACCACCGTGGGCGGTGGTGGCTGGACAGATCTGCGCGTTTCTCCGTTGTCGGGGTATTATTGATATGATGTTTCAGGTTAACCACAACGACAACCCAAATTATGGAATTTATCGCACCGCCAACGCGGCGCACCTGCGTAATGTCAAGCATCGCATCTACAACCAGCGAGCATCCCGGCGATTTTTGTCCCGCTACGGCTACCGCGAGGCTTTCGATAATATCACTATTCACCACCACAGCACCGCGTCTCTTCCCTCGGTGCAGGCCGCGCTTTTGCGCCTGGCGATCCTGTACGAGGTCGGCGGCATTTATCTGGATGCCGATATTTACGTCACCCCACAAATTTACCGCTTGCCGGAATTCGTCGCAGGCTACAGCGCGTCGCAAACCCTCATGCTGACCACCGGTGCCCTGTATTTTCTCGCCGCACCACCCCAGGCCAAAGGCGTGAAAAAAATGCTGGAATATTATCTCGACCAGTCTCCCAAAAGCTTTGATGTTGATGTCGACTGGGGGCCGCTGCCCCACACCGCCACTATCGATCCGCAGGAATTAACCCCCTACTTCCGGCACGACCTGGCCACATCGCGCGATTTTGTGCGTCTGGCCCCCGGAACACCGTTTCGCAAACTCACCAGCCTGGCCGAGGTCAGAGCCATGTTTGACGATTTGCACCGCAGCAAGAAAGGATGTGCATAAATGTCCGTGTCTGTCGAAAAATACAACCACACCGCAAAACTTGTTGCCCTGGGCGCGATGGTTGGTCCGCTGAAGGTCATGTTGGTGTCAAGCGCGTACACTATGGACCCCACGCATGAACTGCTCAGCAGTATCAGCGCCCATGAAATTTCCGGCACCGGTTACACTGCGGGCGGTGCCGATATCACCGGAGAAGTTCTGAGCGGCAGCGCCACCGGCTTTGTCGCCGATGCTGATGATATTGTTTGGCCGTCGTTAACCGCAACGTTTCGGCGTGCCATCATCTATTACAGTGGCACGCTTGACGCCAAGCTGAACCCGCCCCTGCTCAGCTATCTGCTCAATAACCCCCCGGCAGATATTGCCGTTGTGGGCACAGACTATACCCTGG